AAAATCTAGCTAAGTTTGTTGACCAATCAATCAACATTCCCTCTGAAATACCAGCACCTGCTGCACCATTTATTTCAATAGCTGCACTGGCTGTTAAAAGACCATCAATATCTACAACGTCTAAGTTACTTATGCCATCAACATCAATATTTCCACTTACATTTATTGTAGGAGCAACTAGTGTTCCAGTCATTGTACCACCAGCTAGCGACAGTTTAGCGGCAATGTTGTTAGTTACAGTAGTACTAAAGTTAGCATCATCACCGAGAGCGGCGGCAAGCTCGTTTAACGTATTCAGAGTGGATGGAGCGCTGTCAGCAAGAGCGGCAATTGCGGCGTCAGTATATGCTGTCGTAGCTATTCTGGTTGAGTTATTACTGGCTGACTGAGTTGGAGCGACAGGATTGCCAGTAAACGTAGGTGATGCAAGAGGTGCATAGTAAGAACCATGTTGACCATCAAGGAGATCAGCGTCTAATCCGGAGCTTGCCCCATCAACAGTCTTAATAGCAGTTAAGATCTCTGAAGCTGTTTGATCTGCGGTAGCTGAAGCCTCTATTGCATTTAGTTTACTGTGGTCAGCATCTGTAAAGACGTTACTATCAGAAGCCGCTTCTACTGCGGCTCTAATTTCCGCATCTGTCTGGTCTGCCGTTGCGTTGCTTTCAATTCCATCTAATTTAGTGCCGTCAGTAGCAACATCTCTACCGTCAAATGTAGAATTAGTTGTTATAGCACCTGTCATAGCTCCACCGCTTTTTGGTAAAGCATTAGTTGCTAATGTTCCCTGCGCGGCTGTTGCATATTCACTAGCATCAAAAGCCTTAACTTCTGAGAGGTTTGTTACCTCACTGTCCATCAATGCTCCTGCGGCGGTTACATTTGCTGTATCTGTTACATCAGCACTTGCCTCTATTGCATTTAACTTAGAATGGTCAGCATCCGTAAAAACATTACTGTCACTTGCCGCTTCAACTGCGGCTCTAATCTCTGCGTCTGTTTGATCTGCGGTAGCTGAAGCCTCTATTGCATTAAGCTTAGTATTTAAAGCTGTTGTGTAACTTGCGGTGGTGGCATCGAGAACTGAGGAGTGTGCTTGGACTTGACCACCAATAGCGACACCTAAATTAGATCGTGCTGTGGAGGCATTGTTTAGATCAGAGAGGTTATTAGAAATCTGTAGAGTGCCTGACAGTGTTGCAAAGGTGTTGTCCCAGGCTGAACCGTCATAAACTTTCATGTTGTTATCAGTTGTATTGTACATGAGTGTACCTACAACAAGAGAGTTACCATCTAAATCAGTCGTTCTATTTGATGAATGAGCGCCTAAGTATTGATCCGTGAAATTATCTAGGGCTGTCTCTGCGGCTGTCTTTGCTGTTTCTGAGGCAGTCTTAGCTGTCTCTGAAGCAGTCTTAGCCGTTTCTGCGGCAGTTTTAGCTGTTTCCGATGCCACCTTCGATGTTTCAGAGGCAGCGGCACTGCTAGCGCTTGCAACGGCACTGGAGGCCGCTTGACTAGCACTTGTTGATGCTGCTGACTGAGCTGTCTCTGCGGCTGTCTGAGCGGCTTGTGCAGAGGTTACAAATCCAGTTATTGAGGAGGCCGATGACGCTGAAGCTGTGGCACTACTTGCTGAGGCTGTAGCTGAGGCTGCTGCTGCATCTTCAGATACTTTAGCTGCGTTCTTTGAAGCTGTAGCCTCATTAGTCAAAGAAGTGATTGAGTCTACGTTTGATGCTGTTGTGCCACCATCAGTGTAAAATGAACTCTTAGCCATTTATTATCCTTGTGAATTAGTCTGTGAAAGTTGCGGAAGGTCGCATAACCTGGAGAGAGCCAGAGGCATCAGCATCATCTGATTGACCTTGTAACTCAGCAATGAATTGTCCGAATTTACCTGTAAAGAGATCAGCTCTCTCATCTAAGAAGTAGTCAGCTGCGTATGTGAGAGCTGCGTATATGATTGCATCAGATGCTACTTTAGCGAGTGTGTTCTCATCACTGTCTAAAGTCATAGCTGGGAACTCAGCGTAATAGTTAACGACAACGGTACCTGTAGCTGGCTCTGGGTATAATAGTAACGTAGATCTTTCTCTTGTGAAGTACATGGGCGTACCTGTTTCACCGATATCCTTCATCTGGAGCATCTCTTCTAGGGGAACTCTCGTTAAAGTTGTCTTATCGAAGTAGATATCCATAAGCTCTAACATATCTGAGGGTACAACAATTGATGCTGTTTGAACTGAGATAGCGTAAGTTTGCTGAGCTTCCATGATTGGTATTCGCAGTTGACGCTGTATCCTAGCGATACCTTGATCGATGAACGTGTCAGCTAATGTATTAGTGATGTCAGAACGATTGAGAACGGCTATAAAGTGAGACCGTAAGTTACCCTTGTTCATATGAATAAATCCTTAATGTATTGTTTTGTCGGTAGCCATGAAGAAACCTAAGTCTTCATTTTTAAGACGCTTGACGATGGCTGCCCCGGTTTCCTCGAAGATATCGAAGCCTTCTCGCTTCCACTTATCAACGACAGCCACTGGTATTGATGCTACCCTCATGAAGTCACCTTCGCGCTGCTTTGTTGATTGAATGCGGCTATCTTTTAGATCATCTAAGAACTCCTGGGAGATATACTGGGTCTGCTTGGTTGCTAGTCCTTCGGCATTCTCTAGCCAGTCTAAATTAACATCATGCATACCAAGCTGGCTCTTAGGTTTCTTATCGTCTTCTTTGCTGCTCATTGGTTTCTCCTTTAGAAATAAATTATGAGAAGAACCAAGACGCAGGAAAGGAGAGCGCAAAACCTTTGCCCTGGTTCTTCATAGTTAGACCCCGAAGGGACTAATTAGTATTAAGACAAGCCAGTGATCATGCCACTGTCGCTGAAGTTTGAGTGCTTCAATGAGTACTCACCAACGATTTGATGCTTGTCAGAGTCACCTGTCACAGAAAGTAACTTCCGTGAGAAAGGACGTAACACTGTTGACTTAAACATTGCTGGATCGACCAGGAATGCGTGTGTAGTCAATTGGTGTCTGTTTAGTACGACTTTGTATTCGCCGTATGGAGAAACGTACAGATCAACCGCATTAACAAGCGATTTAGACTGTTGGATTTCTCGGTTCCTACCACTTGCAGCTGCAAAGCCAGCGACAATTTGAGCGTCGGCTGGTTTTATCATGAACACGCTTGGATCAGATCCATTTGTGTAGCAAGTTTGCCCTAATGTCAGAAGTTTTGCTTCTGTCAAAGCATCGGTGGAATTTGAGCCAGCGTCGAGTGCTGTAGAGATCAGCTGTGTAGCTGATGCCATCTTACGAGCTGTAGAGGCATTACCGGCTACTGCGGCTTGATCTACGCCTACCATAGCTCTCTCTAGATCGCGTTTGATCTCTTTGAGGGCCTTACCTAGTTGGTAAGCAGTCTCTTTTGCTCTACCGTGAGTCTTAATCGCGTCTGCTGTGGCGCTCACTTGCAAACTTTTTTGCAAAATTTGAGCCGTCCCAGTGCGTTCTGTAGTGGCGGACAAGGTACCAATACTCGCGTCGGCACCCTCGATTGCTGCGTTTACCGCAGCTGCTGCAAGTGAATCTTCCATATAAGAGTAAGTTCTTGCGTGTACTTTCTCTGATTTAATTAAAGAAAAGAAGGGTGTGTCTGAGGGTGTAATATTAACAATAATATCACTCATATCCTCAGATTTTCCCACCTGATCGTAGGTCGAAAATGTCGCCATGATTTAATTCCTTTCGTGGCATTTGATGGTTTAGGTTTCCCAGCGGTTCATCAAAACGTCAGCAATCGCATCGAGATCCCCAGATAAACCTGAGCTGTCATTCAGAGCTTTCATAGCTGCTGCCTGACGCTTAACTTTACCTTCATTGATATTGGTTGGGGATTTCTTAGACCGAAGCACCTTGACTGGTGCCTTAGCTGCCTTCTTCTTGGCGGCTACCTTCTTACCGGCATCGTAAAGTCGAGCCTTATTGAGGATCTGGATAACATTGGGATCAACAATAGTGTCGACTTGCTCAGACGGTAATCCTTGAGTGACAGCATAAGAACGAATGTCATTATATAAGTCATTCGACCAATCTGGAACTTCAGCTTGTAACGTCTTGATACACTCTTTTGCAGCTGTCTGCATCTGAGTGGTCTGTTCAGCTTTTAGGTCCTCATAGAACTTATTGCTTTCTTCCTTCAAGAATTTGAGGTCGTCTTCCGCTAGTTTAGCTTCATTGCGAAGTTGGGCAAAATCTTCATTAGACATTTGCTTTGCAGCAATCATCATGTCTACTTCAGAATAAGGCTTCCAACGCTCTTCAGCGCGTTCTAGCATCTTTCGATAGTTTGCATCGGCTTTTTGTATAGCTTCTTCTGCTTGTTTACGACTAGCCGCTGTCTCTTGAGACTTTCTTGTGAGTGAAGCTTCCTGACCGTACAACCTCTTAAGGTCTTTGACAGATGCCTGTTTGGTTTCACCGTCGATTTGGATGTCGATCATAGTCTCGTCGCTTAATGCTGCGACTGGTTCTACTTCATCGTCCTCTTCTTCGGTTTCTTCCTCGTCAGGGTCTGTCTCAACTTCTTCAGTTGTATCGTCTTCGTCTACTTCATTTTCAGATGAGGTATCGTCTGTCTCATCGACAATATTGTCCTCTTCTGTTGCCTCTAGAGCATCTTCGGATGCCTGATCTTCATCAGGGTCCGTCCATCTGCCTAGAATTGCATCAGCAGCATCGTCCATAGATAACGCTACTGGTTCTGAGTTCGGGTCTTGCTGGACGTTGTCACTCAATGGTCCGTTCCTTCCTCTTCCTGGTTGTCAGTTGTTTTATTCTTACCGAGAATTTCATCGCGTACTGAGATCTGCTGTTTCAGTGTGTTTACAATGTCTACCGTAGCTCGGTAATGATGGTAGGTCTTTTCTCTAGCCTCAGCTTCTTCTGGCTTCGAATTAACGAAAGATTGGAAAGTTGCTTCGACTATAGAATTGATAGTCTTGCCAAAAGCTTCTGTACTTAGAAGCGCTTCAGCATTGTTGCCAGCTTCCACTAGCATTTCTTCTTGGTTGCTCATCCTTATTTATCCTTTCTTAGATGTTTAACCGTTAGGGCTTGCGATAGCTCTAACATCATCAGTTGATTGAGCGAGGATCATTTCAGCTTTATCGATTAGTTTCTTATGCTCGAATTGTGCCTCTTTAAGATCAACTGTATCAGACTGAATAGCGAAGGATTTCTCTGCCTTCATCTTCTCTAGTTCTAATTTCATTTGCTGTACTTGTGCTTCAAGCTGAGCTTTCTGCTCTGCGACAGCTGTTTGTCTTTCTTGTAATTCAATTTGCTTCTGAGCCATTTGCATTTGCATCTCACCAGCTGGATCTGGCTGCTCTTCGGGTAGCTCATTTGGCGGTGTTAGATACGACTTAACATTCTTAATGCCGGTCATCTCCATCACTTTAGATATCAATGCATATTGATTTTCTGGAAGATACATCTTCTGTAAGCTTGGGTCAGCTTGGAATGCTGTATGCATCTCTAGGTACTTTTGAGCTTCTCTTTCTTGCTCACCGTATCCTAGTGCTAACTCAACTGTGACGTCTCGCTTGTCAGTCCAGGCAGCTGGTGTGATCTCTACATATTGACCACCCGATAATTCAACGATCTTAGCTTCCTCTTCGTTCTCAACACAGAGTTGGTAAACTTTGTGGAAAAGAGGCTTTAAGAAACCGTTGGCAAAGTTCCTAGCAATGATCTTCTGACGCTGCTGAGACATTGTTGCCAGCTGCTCAACCATTGCAGCTGAGTTTTGCTTACTGATCGCATCTTTATTTAAACCTTGTGATAGCCTGGAGACACCAGTGTTCTCTTCTTTGTCTTCATCAAGCATCTGAATGGTTTGGAAGATAAATGGGTTGAGAGGTGCTTGCATCATTGGGGCAATAGCATCCGGGCGTGTGACGTTAACGATGCCGCCT